TGAAAAAGGTTCTCAAGCCACTAATCAAACAATGTATCAAGGAGGTTATCTTTGAAGAAGGTGTTCTTTCTGGGATCATTAGCGAAGTAGTGAAGGGTGTTGATATAGCACCAGTTATCCGAGAACAAAAACAAGTTTCTAAGCCAAAACCAACTAACGGTCTGGCCAAAAAGCAGCTTGAACAACAAAGAAAGAAAATGTTAGATGCTATTGGAAAAGATGCTTACAATGGTGTTAACATCTTTGAAGGTACTGAGCCGATGTCTAGTCAATCAAATTCTCACTCTCCTTTAGCAAATATTTCACCCGGAGATGCGGGAGTCGACATTTCGCAACTATTTAGTAATAATTGGAGTAAATTAATCTAATGGGAATTAACATGGAAGTTGTCGTAAGACGGAATGAAGATCCGAAAAGGGCAATTAAAAGATTTATTAAGAAATGCAAGAAGGAAGGTTTTCTTCGCGAAGTGATGGATAGACAGTATTTTATAAAACCTTCGAAGACAAGAAGATTAAAAAAGATTAGAAGAAAACAAGTCTATCAAAAGTTACGTCAAGAATGGGAACAAAAAAATAGAGATTAGGAGATAATAATGGGCACATTTACAACACACAACAGCTGGGGAAGAACGAGAAGCCCCAAGAATTTAGCAGGCGCAAATGGCACTGAAATTACAGTTTTGGCGAATACGAACGATTTGGTGGGCATCACTGCATCAACTGCGGGATATGCAACAGAAAATCAAAGATATTTGCACGTTCTTGTTGAAGATGCTACAACGTCCGATGATCCGGGAGCGGTTACTATATTTGGTTATTGTCACGCCTTTAATCGATGGTTTGAGATTTCTGGCGCTCAGGAGCGTTCGGACCACGTTGGAGGGGATGAAACCAACGCAGCGCCGGTAGCTGCCTCGATTGACATTGGCAATATCAGTGCCCGCGCTCCTGCCGCTCAGACTCCAGGCGATAGGGAATATCGGGTCTATGAGATTTTGGGAATAGACAGAGTTGCTTTTGTTTGCGCCAGCGCAGTCGCCCAGGTCAATGTCTTCGCAGCTTGCTCCACCTTTTAATATGACGGACGCCGGTTATAATTTCTAGAATATAGGAATTTAAATATATCTTAGTCGGACGATTCTTGATGAGCCTAACTACTTATGTATAGTTGTCAGAAATAAGGAGTAGGAGAACAAGAAATGCCACTTTATTCAGATAGATTATTCGTTACCGGTTCAGGAACCACATTTAACATTTCCGGGTCTTCAGCATTAGGAGATGCTGCAGACGATATTACAACCTGTACAGGACAGTTTACTGGTTCGCAGGGTGCAACATTTTCCAAACCTATTGATATCACAGACGCTAGGGATGCCGTAGATAATAGCGGCGATACCGGCGCTCTTAAGGTTGAAGGTGGTGCCAGCATTGCCAAGAGGGTGTTTGTTGGAACTCACCTGCTTGTCTCTGGTTCTGCAGAGGTGGCTGGAAACCTAACTGTTGGTGATGGCGGTGCAGAAGATCAAAAGATTGTTCTTGACGGTAATGCAGTAGATTTCTATCTTGGAATCGATGATGATGATGACACATTCAAGCTTGGTCTAGGTTCAGCAGTTGGAACTAATGCTGCACTTACATTTGATAATTCTGGGAAAGCTAAGCTTCCCCTAGCGCAGGGTCTTTCTGGATCTGGTCCTTTGGAATTTGCGGGTGAAACAACTCTAGGTAGCACGCTAACTGTTTCCGGATCTACAACATTGGGTAGATATGCATCAACTGTTGCAACCGTAACGAGTCAGCTAACTGCCTCACAGGGTGCGACGTTCTCCCTACCTGTTGACATAACAAGCACTAGGGACGCTGTCGATAATAGTGGTGATACTGGTGCTCTGAAAGTAGAAGGTGGTGCCAGCATTGCCAAGAGGGTATTCGTTGGCACTAATTTGCTTGTCTCTGGTTCTACTGATTTAGGAAGTGATTGTGCTGATGTCTTGAACATAAGTTCTCAATTAACAGCCTCATGTGGTGGTTATTTTACCAAGGCTGTTGGTATTGGTTCGCAGGGCCCTGGCCAGGGTACATTATATGTTAGCGGTTCTCAGGATTCTGGTATTCCCAGTCTTCGTGTTGACCATGCTGATGAGAATGTTATAGGCATAGATATTAATACATTTAACACAACAGCGAATGCTGTTGATATTGCGGCCGATCGACTTACATTAGGCCACATGGTTTCTGCCTCTGCTGGTGCTTTGACTTCCGGCAGTATGTTGGTCCTTGCCTCCGATAGCCCTTCCTCGGCAGCCCGAACCTTGGTCAAGATAAGAAATGATAATGCTTTGGCAACGAACACAACTAGTCTCCATGTTTTCCAAGGCTCGCGACCAAGCGGCAGTCACGATGATAACTTAGGTGCGGCAGTTATGATAGAAACACCTGCTGCTGGGTATACCGAAGACTTGTTGTCCTTGACAAACACAAATGCAGATGCTAATGGTCCAACAATGAGTTTTGTAAAGGAAGCAGAAGGAAGCGCTGCCGATGATGATGACCTTGGTGTTATCAAATTCGATGGCCTTGATTCAGGCGACGACGAACATACATTTGCTAAAATTCTCGTTGAATCATCTGACGTGACCGATTCAGCAGAGGGTGGAAAGATGACTTTCAGCCTTGCGGCTACCGGTAGCTTAAGAGAACTTCTGACACTTGGAGGTGCTGACGCTGCTAATGGCACTCATTGTGGAGTTGTTGTCAATGAGGGCAGTTATGACTGCGACTTCCGTGTTGAATCAAATGATGAAACTCACATGTTGTTTGTGGATGCTTTAAGTAATCGGATTAGCATTGGTGATTCGACTGATCTTCCTGCAGCAACGTTGGAATTAACAAATAATGCTTCTGCGGGTGCATCTGGCGTTCCGCTTTTTCAACTTAATAGTAACGATGTTGATCAGATAGGAATGGATCTGAACTTTGCCAACACAACAGCAGTGGCTATGGATATTGACGCTTCTAATACGACGGCGAACGTGTTCGATATCGCTGCTGATAGTCTCACACTAGGACATATGATGTCTGCTTCGGCAGGTGCCTTGACTTCTGGTAGTATGTTGGTTCTGGCTTCCACCAGTCCTTCTGCAGGAGCTAAGAGTCTGGTTAAGATTAAGAATGACAATCCTTTGGCATCAAATACATCTTGTCTTCTCATTCAACAAGGTGCTCGCCCAAGTGGTAGCCATGATGACAATATCGGATCAGCAGTTATGGTAGAAACTGCAGTGGCTGGTTACACCGAGGCGCTTTTGACATTGTCAAACTTAAATGCAGATGCAAACGGCCCAGTATTGAGCTTTGCGAAAGAGGCTGAAGGGAGTGCCGCTGATGATGATGATCTTGGTATTATCAATTTTGTGGGTCTTGATTCGGCCGATGATGAAGTAACGTTTGCTCAAATTCTCGCTGAATCGTCTGACGTAACTGATAATGATGAAGGTGGTAAATTAACTTTTAATGTCGTGGCTGGCGGTACAGCTGGTACTGCTGCTGCGGCAAACCTCTTCTCAATTGGTGGCGAAGACGTTGCAAATGGTACTCCTTGTGAGGTTGTTGTCAATGATGCAAGCATCGATTGTGACTTCCGTGTTGAGTCAGATGCTGTTACACATATGTTCTTTGTTGATGCCGGAAACAATAGGATTGGTTTTGCCAACTCTGCGCCAGAGGCAGCGTTGTCTATAGGTTCCGGAATGCACACCATCACCTCTGACGTGACCGTTACATCAGCTGATAGCGGAGACAACACGGTTATTGCTCAATTACCTGGTGTGGTTATACCACAACACGCCATTATCACAAGAGTTATTGCTGTTGTTAAAACTGCTTCCAACTTGAGCACACACCTCTGCAATATTCAATTATCTTCTACTAATGGAACAGCGGCTGATAGTAGCATTTCATCTGGTACCGAGATTCTTGGTGCAGGTATGGGCGCTGATGCAGAAGATGCTTATAGCACCGATAATCCTGGTGGAGATACAAAGGAAGACATCAATCTTAAAGAAGCAAAAGAGGTCTTCTTGAGCGAAGGAATTCTTTCAGTCGATGCTGACAAATTTGTTTATGTTTGCAATGCAGGCACAGGAAACGGCACAAGCAATGCATCTTCGGGTGTTCTTACAGTTATTATAGAATATTTCGGAATGACTTGATAAGATTGACTAATGAACGATGACTCAAGCAAAATCGTCACCATTCTCTATGAACTCTGTCAGTCACTAATCTTTAGTTTAGATATGACTCTCGACAATCATGAAAAGTTTGTTGCGATCTTAGACAAGCTCTCTCCAATAATTAGCAGAACAAGTCTCGGTCAATACTTCGACGAGACAAGAAAAGATATCGTGAAAACTACAAAAGAAGATCGTGAAGCTTTGCAGGAATCCATTCAATTTCTTGAAACTATGAAGAAACAATGGGAAGAGAGAACAAATAATAAAGTTGATATAACTTATAACTGATTGTCGAACTAATTAGTTTGATTATCTGAGGAGGATAGTAGTAAATGCCAAATGTTGGTTCAATAGGGTGGGCTTATGTTTCTGGCTCTACATCAATCGATGTTAACTATAACGCCTCAACGTTAAGCGAGGACACTACCATTCCGGGAGGCTATTTTTCTGTCTTATATGGTCCTTTTAGAATAGGTGAGGGTGTCACGTTTACGATTCAGGCTGACGCCAAGGTAAAAATTAAAGACTTTGACGATGTTTAAATCTAATTAATAAAGGGAAACATAAAACATGAGTACACTGTATGTAAACACTATTTATCCACAATCTGGCGACTATATTGCGCTCTCTGGAAACCTGGAAGTTTCTGGGACGATCAAGTCATACGAACTACGCACGATCACTGAATCAACATATCGCGGGTCTTCGTTTTTTGGTAACGACTATACCAATGACATGCATCAATTCACTGGGAGTCTCCAAGTATCTGGCTCCGGGATTACGCTTACCGCCGGCGGTGGCAGTGCTGCTACTATAACCCTTAAGGCTGATGCCGCACAAGACTCGGCAGATACAACTACTATTACTACTGGCGACGGTGGCGACTTTACAGTTGATTGCGCTGCTGATATTATTTTAGATGCTGATGGTGGTTCTTTATTCTTTAAAGATGCAGGCACACAGTTTGCTGCTCTTAGCAGTGTTGATGGTTTTACTGTTAACGCTCCCTTGGGCGTCAGTGGTTCTGTAACCCTTGGTGACGCTGCAGCAGATGTTACGACAGTAACGGGCCAATTAACGGCATCTCAGGGTATCCTCGCCACGTTAAATTCTAGTTTTAATGCAAATGTTACTCTAGGAAATGCTGCATCAGATATTATAACTTCAACAGGGCAGTTAACAGCATCCCAAGGCGTCTCTGCTACCAAGATTCTAAGTTCGGGTGACATGACCCTTGATTTTGATGGTGGTGATCTTTTCTTTAATGATGCTGGCGTACAGCAAGGTGTTCTCAAAGTTGATACTGGGAATAAGTTTATCTTATCTTCTAGTTCCCCCAGCGATGATTTCTATTTGATGTCTGGGCGAGATATTTTCCTTGATGCCGATGGTGCGGATATTACTTTTCAAGATGCAGCCACTTCATTCTTAAAATTCTCTAACAGCAGTGCGGATTGTGTTATAACAAATGGGGCTGCTGATAAAGACATCATGTTTAAGGATGCTGGCGGTAACGAAGTTTTCAGAATGGATGGTAGCGAAGAAGCCTTGCTAATGGCTACTAATAAAAAAATAATGTTTCATGATGCCAGTGAATACATCGTGAGTGATGCCACAGATTTGACAATTGCTTCTGGAGGAGATATTATTCTAAATCCTTCCGGTGGCGATGTTTTGCCAGATGCTGATTCCACTCGAAGTTTAGGTTCCCCCTCAAAGCGCTGGGCTAACATATATACCGGTGACTTACATCTTAGGAATAATCGCGGCGACTGGACAATCTTGGAGGAAGAGGATTTCCTTTGCGTCGTTAATAATAAAACAGGTAAAAAATATAAGATGATGTTGCAGGAATATGAAGAATAGAACAGTAAAAGCTTCTTCTATCTTGTAATCTCTACAAATAAGGTCATTTAAAGATCATAAATACTATTTATTTGTGGATATCTTATTATTAATATTATAGAAGGAGTTATATATGTCATCGATGCTAGAACAAGCTATTGTGGATGCTAAATCCCTAAGAGAAGCAGCCATCCGGAACGCAGAGGAAACTTTGGTTGAGAAGTACTCTGACGATATCAAGGAGGCTGTTGAAAAACTTTTAGAACAAGACGAAACCGCGCCTATCCTCGAACAGGAAGAGGAGGCCGCTGTGCCTAACCTTCCCTTGGCGGCCACAGATGGTGAGGATGTTTGTCCTTGTCCAGATGAGGCAGAAGAGGTTGAATTGGATTTGGGAGATATTAAGAGAGAATTATCCGCCCTTGAAGATATGAATGCTCCCCTTGGTGCTGCAGAACCCCATTCTGCAGTCGCAGCAGCCCTAGAAGAGGGTCAAGAGGTTGAGCTAGAAGAGGACGAAGAAATTGAACTCTCCGAAGAAGAGCTTTCCGACCTCCTGGAGAAAGTCATTGTCGACATGGCTCCTGTTTCTAATGGTTGGGCAGGTCGCCCACAATCGCAGCTTGAGTTTGAGAAAGACAAACACCTCGCTGTGTTGGCTCAAGAAGAAGAAATTGATGTCTTGAAGAAAGAGAATAAGAAACTTGAAGGAAAACTAGCTAAACTTCAAGAGTCTGTTGAATCGCTTAAATCGCGAGAAGATAAATATAAAGAAGTTGTTACTTCATTAAAAGAAAAATTTGATGAAATGACCCTTTCTAATGCTAGATTGGTTTATACGAATAAGGTTTTGAATAGTGACTCTTTGAATGAGCGGCAAAAACAAAAAGTTGCCGATGCTATTTCTAATGTAAGTTCGGCAGAAGAGGCTAAAGTAATTTTCGAAACTCTTCAGAACGCAGTGGGATCCGCACCGTCTAGGCGGCGAGGACCGAAATCACTGAGTGAAGCAGTAGAGAAGAGAAACTCATCCTTGCTGGCCAGCCGCCGCAATAAGCAGCCAAAGTCAGACGTGCCGGATGGTGCTAAGAGTCGTATGCAACGACTCGCAGGAATTAAATAAAAAGGAGAATTTAGAAAAATGAGTGTTTTAGAAAAATTAACTGAAGGAATTGTCGATAGAGACCTTCAAAAGGAAGGTGCCGCTCTTCTTAATAAGTGGGAGGCAACTGGACTTCTTGAGGGACTTCAAGGTGATTCGAAGAGAAACGGCATGGCCCGTCTTCTTGAAAACCAGGCAAAGCAGCTTCTTAAAGAGGCTTCTTCTATGGCTGGTGGTGATGTTGAGGGCTTTGCTGCCGTCGCATTCCCGATCGTCCGTCGTGTATTCGGTGGGCTTGTTGCTAACGATCTTGTAAGTGTTCAGCCCATGAGCTTGCCTTCTGGTCTGATCTTCTTCCTCGACTTTACTTTCACCAATACCCGAGCCGGCCAGAATGCTGGTGATTCGGTTTATGGTGGACAAAGAGTCGCTGCAGAGATCACCGGTGGTGTTGATCTTAATCCCGCCGTCGACGGTACGAACGCTGTCAGTTCTTTTGGCCAGGGTGGTGGTGGACTCTACAACCTTGGTTCTGGGTATTCATCGCCCACTGGATCTGTTGCACTAGCCGACGCTGCCGGCAACAATCCCGCAGTTGGAACTGGCGCTGCAAGACTTCACGATGTATCCAGCTGGACCACAGCTGACACTGCATTGGGATCTGCTGGTGTTCAGGTATCTGCTTTATCTGAGGCCCAGAAGAGAAGTATTGATTTTGACCCGGATATTCTTGCTCGTACCTCAGACTTTGTTGGTACGATGGTTGTTCGTCTTCCGGATGCCAATATGGATGAACTCAATAAGAGAATGCTTCATGCAATCCACATTGGTGATGATGGAACGTTGGGTACAATGGCTGCTTTCACTGGCGCGGGTACTACCGGTACGGGCGCGCAGATTGTGAGAAGGCTGACTCACTTGGGGTATCGTGATACCACTGGTGCTATTGTTGCTAACTCGGAGCTTAACCACCTTACGATCGTCATTCAAGCATCGGATACTTTCGATGGTGATATTGGTGGCACCTTACAGCAGTTGATTTATCCCATCGTGGATAACTTCAATGCTGCAGATGGCGCTGTCGGCGCTGTTGTTGGTGCAAACCAGTGGGGACTTGAAGGTGCCAGCAATTCTGCCGGTGCATTTGACGGTACTCAGAAAGACATCATTCCCGAAATCGACATCAAAGTCGATTCGGTAAGCGTCACGGCAATCACCAAGAAACTGAAAGCGAAGTGGACTCCTGAGCTTGGCCAGGATCTTAACGCTTATCACAACTTGGATGCCGAGGTTGAGCTTACGGGTATTCTCTCCGAGCAGATTGCTCTTGAGATTGACCGTGAGATTCTTAATGACCTTGTCCAACATGCCACGGCTGGTACTTTCTACTGGTCGCGTTCGCCTGGTCTGTTCGTCAAGCGAGACACTGGTGCTGAGCTTGGTGCTACGGCAGCTGCTCCTGACTTTACCGGTACTGTTAGCGAATGGTACGAGACCCTCATTGAGACGATCAATGATGTGTCTGCCCAGATTCACCGTAAGACGCTTCGCGGTGGTGCAACCTTTTTGGTTGTTTCCCCCGAGGTTGCGAACATTCTTGAATTCACTTCTGGCTTCCGAGCCAGCGTGACTCATGATGATGATCGCGGTACTGTCGGTGCTGTCAAGGTTGGTGCCCTGAGCAAGAAGTTCGATGTCTATGTCGATCCTTACTTCCCACGTAACGTTGTACTCGTAGGCCGCAACGGCGGTTCCTTCCTTGAGTCCGGCTACGTGTACGCTCCGTATGTACCTCTCCAAGTCACCCCGACGATCTTCGGTATCGAGGACTTCGTGCCCCGCAAGGGCGTGATGACTCGTTACGCTAAGAAGATGGTCAGACCTGATATGTATGGTCTGGTTATTTGTCGCGGCCTGCTTGGTGAAAGTGGAGCCAGCTAGGCAATAGCTAACGGCTAATAAAGAAGCCCGCCCCTTTTTGGGGCGGGTTTTTTTGTTTCTTATGGATTAATCCAAAAGTCGATACTATTTATAAATGAAACGAATTAAGGCGAATAGCCTAAATTAAAAAGGAGATTTAAAAAGATGAGTAAGTTAGGAAGATACGCAGCGGATAGAAAAAAGATTGAAGAAGTTAGCGCAGCGAAGACACTCGTACAGGCAGATTGTGGTACAATTTTCATGTTGGCCTCTGGTAGTGCTGATTACACGATTACTTTGCCCACGGTTGCAACCGCTGGTAAAGGTTGGTGGTGTAAATTTGTTCTTGGTTTTGCCCCTTCCTCCGACACAAACAACGTCACGATTGCACAAAGCACGGATGACACAAACAACATTGTTAATGTAACTGTTGTTCATGGTCCTGCTAACCGATTGGCAGCCCATAGTGCCTCTTTCCTTCATACTGGTGATGGTGCTAATTTCGACCTTTCCTTTGGGGCGATTGGAGATACTTTAGAACTCTTTACCAATGCCACCAAGTGGTATGGGCAAGCTATTTGCTCCTCTTCTCTGAGCATTGGGCAGTATGACGCTTAATAAAAACTAATCTTCTTAACATCTGAATATTAAACCCCACGTTTTCACAGCGTGGGGTTTTTTATTGGATAACTATTTATTGTATAAACCGGAGATATCGGTGTTCAAGGAGGTGTATTATCATGGCAAGAAGAGTGGGGACAGCGAGAGTAGAGGCGCTTTTGGAAGCGCAAGCAAGAGAGATTGCTTGGGGAGGTAGCACTAGCTTTAAGGGCCACAAGGATGTGGTTGAAACGTTGTCTGCGGTTGGAACTGTTGGTTCGCCAACAAAAACATTAACAGCAGCAGATTCAGGTATGACATTGTTTTGTGATATCAGTTCGAACAGTGTTGTTATTCAATTACCAACCCCAGAGGCCGGTCTAAACTATAAGATAATCTTATCAACCGCCAGTGATGGCGAAGGTACTTACGATCTTTTAATTCATACAGGTAGTAGTAGTATTGATATGGGCGGCAATATATTGATTGCTGGTGCTATTGTGGAAATCACAAGTGGCACTTCGGCAATTCATATCGATAGCTCTCAGGGCGGAGGCAATCTAGCAACTGTCGGTGATTACTTGATATTTGATTGTGACGGAACCGATTGGTATGTGCAAGGCAGCGTCCGCAACACCGGTGCTGGTGCCATAGCTGATGCTTTTGACGGTATTACACCGCAAGCATAAGATTATTTTTTCGATATCAGATTATTAAATGATTAAACCCCACTTCTTCCGAGAGGTGGGGTTTTTCTTTTTAAACTACTTATTATATAACCCAGGAGGTATTATGGGAAAGAAAAGAAGAGCAATGAAGTTTCCTCAAAAGTTTGGAAACAAGTTTGGTAGAAAATTTGCTTCAGTTTTAAAGATTGAAACAAAGCAGGAAGTTGTGAAACCAGAGCCAGAGCCGATTGTTGAAGAGGTTGTGGTTGCTGCCAAGCCAGAACCAATCGTAGAGAAGCCTGTTCCAAAGGTCACAAAGAAAGCACCAGTAAAGCGCAAAACGACCACGAAGCGGAAGGTTACTAAAAAATCCACCACAAAGCGAACCAAAAGAACTACGGTAAAGAAAGATAAGTAGTTTTACACCGCCAACAACTAATTATATCCGAGGAGATATAATTTAATGGCGGTGCCCAACCTAACCCCTGCGAGTCAAACTAGTAGAGTCAGATTACCATCTACAGGTTCAGTTGGTGATATAACTTCAGCAAATTTACCATTTGGCATTTATGCGACTGGTGGCTCTCTTGTTGATTCAAATTTTCTTTCGGGTGCAGCAGACCAAGTCGCTTACACTTATAGAAAGCTTGGTGGTGATGTACTAGACATTGAGTTGAAGGCTCAGAATGTTTATGCAGCCTATGAAGAGGCTGTGTTGGAATATTCTTATATTGTTAACACTCACCAATCAAAGAACGTACTAGATTCTCTCCTAGGAAGAACCACTGGATCGTTTGATCATGAAGGTCAAATAATATCCGGAGAAGAACTATCTGGTAGTAATATATCTCTTAGGTTTCCAAGGTTTCAATTTGGATACGCACAGCGTGTAGGGGGTGCAACTTCCACTGAAGTGGGCCTGGGGGGCCAGCAAGCCATATATTCAGCATCATTCAATACGACTTCTAGTGTCCAAAATTATGATTTGCAAGCAATAATTTCAGGCTCATCAGCGGATCTTGATAATACTGATATCCCCTATTATAATAAAGTAAAAGATAGAAGGGTAACAATTAGAAAGGTGTATTATAAAACTCCTCATGCTATGTGGCGATTTTATGGCTATTATGGTGGGTTAAATACGGTCGGCAATCTTCACCAGTATGGTCAGTTTGCTGATGATGCAAGTTTTGAATTGGTCCCTGCTTGGCAGAACAAGCTTCAAGCAATGGCATTTGAAGATAGTATTTATACTAGAATATCTCACTTTTCTTATGAGGTAAAAGATAATATGTTGAGATTGTACCCGACAGTTACCAGATCTCATCCTTCGAAGATGTGGGTGGAGTTTACAATCGACGATGATCCATGGGATACTAGTAGTAGTCAGGCCGGCCTTCGAGACGCAACCAAAGGTATAAACAACATGAACACCTTGCCTTTCGAAAATATTCCATTTAAGAATATTAATGCTATCGGTAAACAATGGATACGAAGATTTGCTTTAGCTTTGACGAAGGAAATGTTGGGACAAGTACGAGGTAAATTCTCAACTATCCCAATACCGGGTGAATCGGTTACATTAAATCATTCTGATTTGCTCTCACAGGCAAAAGAGGAGCAAGATAGATTAAGAGAAGAATTAAAAACAGTATTTGATGAAATGGTCTACAGTAAACTAGCCGAAACAGAGGCTGCAGTGACAGAACATGTCAACAAGACCAATTCTACAATCCCGGCCGGTATCTTTGTGGGGTAATAAGCGATGGCTGACAACAAATGGTCACAACCAGCGGCTCCCCCTCCTCCATTATTTATTGGTGAAAAGGAGAGGGATCTTGTAAAACAAGTTAATGATGAGCTTATCGAGCGAGTTATTGGCCAACAAGTTCTTTATTATCCAATAAGCTTGGAACATACGAACTTTCATCCTCTTTATGGCGAGGCAATAAAGAAAACTTTTCTCCCTCCTGTCAGGATCTATGCTCTTGTCGAGTGGGAAGGACATGAAACAACGACAACAAACTATGGTGTTGATCGACGGTCAAGTTTAACAGTTCATTTTCACAAGAGAAGGTTAACCGAGGACCAAGATCTCTTTGTAAGAGAGGGTGACTTCCTTCTTTACGGTTCTTTTCATTATGAGATTGTAACTTTAAACGAAACAAAGCAGATTTTTGGCCAAGTAGATCACAAAATGGAAATATCAGCGAAATGTATTAGAGCACGTAAGGGGTTATTTGATGCCAGCTAGAACACAAGAAATACCATTTATGCCCTCCACTCTGGAAACTGTTGATTTTGCAATCTATCATTGGTTACGAGACGAATTGAATCTCCACACGACGACCCGTGAGGGCTTTGAGAAGGTTCCTGTTATTTGGTCCTCTGCAGAGCGAGCGTTTCAGGTAAAAAGAGACAAGGATATCAGAGATCAAGATGGCACCTTGGTTTTGCCTCTAATAACGATCGAAAGAACGAATGTTGTGAAGGATCCGACAAGAAAAGGCAGTGCTTGGGCAAATATTCCGCCCACTAGAGATGCAAAAGGCGGTACTTCAATAACAATTGCGAGAAGAATAAAGCAAGACAAGACTGCCAACTTTGCTAATGCTGATTCATGGAGGAAATCTGTCGATGCGGGCGCCGGCGGCCGCGCTCTGAACCCTTCAGGCCAATCCTCAGTTAATCAGCGCACATTTCCTCGTCGTACTGATACTTTTGGTCGCCAAGGAACGAACCCTAAAACTGTGTATCAGACAATTACGATTCCAATGCCTGTGTATTTAGATATTACCTACTCAATTATGATTAGAACTGAATACCAAGAACAGATGAATGATTTGGTTACTCCTTTTATGACAAGAACTGGTGGAATTAATTATTTTCTTGCAAGTCATGATGGCCATCGTTTTGAATCTTTTATACAAACCGACTTTGGTCAAGACAATAACGTTGCCTCTATGGAAACCGAGAATAGAAAATATGAAACCAAAATCGACATCAAGACCCTTGGTTATATCATCGGAGAGGGCAAAAACCAAGAGCAACCAAAGGTTGTTGTTCGTGAAAATGCTGTGGAAGTTAAACTCCCGAGAGAGAAAGTAATATTCGGAGATATTCCAGAGCATATAGATAAAAGAGGATTTTACAAAGAGTAATTCTTTTGAATCTTTAATATACTATTTATTAGAGACAAACACCATTTATCAACAAGGAGACTCTAGCATATGTCAATATCAAAATATAAGTTTGTATCACCAGGAGTTTTTGTTAATGAAATTGACGAAACACAACGTCCTGCAGTGACACCGGATCGAGGTCCGGTAATTATTGGTCGAACTTCTCGCGGCCCTGGAATGAGGCCGACACAGGTTAATTCTTTTTCTGAATTTATTGAAACTTTCGGTAACCCTGTCCCCGGTGGGCGCGGTGGAGATGTTTGGAGAAATGGAAACTACACTTCACCCATGTATGCTACTTATGCAGCACAGGCTTGGCTAAGAAACGGCCGAACTTGTACGGTCATACGCCTCCTTGGTGCTGAACATACTAATAAAACTACTGCCGGTAAGGCTGGTTTTGGTGATTATTCCAGAACTTCGCAAGGTGGTGGTAGTTATGGACTCTTTTTGATTGATTCTGGTTCGTCGACTCAAGAATTAACTGGAACATTGGCGGCAATATGGTATTTCCCCACAGGAAATGGTGGAATTAAGTTATCTGGTTCAATTAGAGGTGCCGGCGGCACTACTGGTGTTAAGGTAGCGACAACTGGTTCTGCTGTGATGGTTGAGTCAGCCGAGGCTAATTATGGTTTCAAGGGCTTGATTTGTTCTGGCACCACTGCTGATAAGCAAATTAACTTCAATTTTGATCCGGATTCTGATAGATACATTAGAAAAGTATTCAACACTAATCCGATTTTGACAGATTCAACTATAACTGATTCTGCTAATTTAGAGAAATACTTTCTGGCCCACACGTTTGACAGAGCCGTTCGAGACACAGTGTCTGGAAGTGCTGCTGGTAGTTGTTATGGTTTCCTTTTAGGCTTGGGTGACTCTGGTGATGACGAATTCCAATCAGTTGAATTTTCTGACTTTAAGTTTGGCGGCCGCGCAGCAGAAACCGGCTGGATTATTTCTCAGGACTTGAGAGGTTCTACAACCGCTAATTTCAATCCTGAGTCTACGAGTTATGTCACGAGGCTTTTCAAATTTAAAGGCCGAGACGTCGGAGGCTGGGACAATGCGAATCTTAAGATTTCTATTGCCAACATTAAAGCGTCTCCAAATGAAGATGTAGATCCATATGGTACGTTTGATGTTGAGATTCGCGATGCCAGAGATTCGGATCACGCTAAGCGAGTCCTTGAGCGATACACTGCCTGTAATTTGAATCCAAACTCACCGAACTTTATCGCAAGAAAGATAGGTAATGTTCACTTCTCTTGGGATGATAATGAGAGAAGATTTAGACAATATGGAGATTATCCAAATATTTCTAAGTTTGTTTGGGTCGACCTAGATCCCGATGTTTCCCTGGGCCAGGCAAAGGCTGAATTGCTTCCTTTTGGTTTCCATGGTCCTCTGAGACCGAGCCCTTTCTGGCTTCGGGCAACCAACGAAACTAGCGCTCTGACCGGTACGATGACGGAATTCCTCAGTTCTGGCACTGGCGGTGGAACTGCCGGCGCAACTTTTGCTACTTCAAGTGCAACTTCTCAAGGCAGTCACACTGAACACGGTTCGCGTATAACTGGCTCTCATGCAGCCCAGCTTTCTGGTGGTTTCTGCAGTGGTTTCGGAGCACTTGCAACTAGTTCCTTTATCTATCCGACGATTGCTCTTCGTAGTTCCTCTGCGGACGTGCAATTGGCCAACCCACGTATGGCTTACTTTGGATATGATTCTAGAAGGGCTGGTTCGGACGATCGATACGATCCTAGCAACAATGATATCCTACGTCCGCTTCCGGGTAACATTACATCAACGGGCACAGACGTGGAGCTTGGTTGTGTATTCACTCTTGATGATTTAAGAGTTGATGAGTTAATTTCCGGTAAGCTGGGTGTTGCTACATACGAGTCTGGCTCTAGATTGGCCGGAACCTCTGCTACTGCACTGAGTGGTAACTACAAGTGTATTATTGATGACCACGGATTCAATAAGTTCACCACACCGTTGTTTGGTGGATGGGACGGTGAAGATATCACCAAGTCAGATCCTTATGCTAACAACAATATTGGTAGCACTGAGCAAACCAGTTATGTTTATAATACTTGGAGAAGAGCAATTGATTCTTGCACAAATCCTGAAGAAGTTGATTTCAACTTGATGGTTGCTCCCGGTATGACGAACGAGTCTCTTAATGACTTGATGATTTCTGTTTGTGAGAATCGCGGAGATGCTTTGGCAATTACTGACTTGCCGGATGTTTATAAGCCCCCATACGAAAGTAATGCAAACAAAACATTCAGCGATCGTGTATCACAAACTGTGAATACTCATGTAACAAACTTTAAGAACAGAAGAAAGAACTCTTCTTATGGAGCGACCTACTATCCTTGGGTTCAAATCCAAGATAGTCTCAATAACGCTGCAGTTTGGGTACCACCCTCTGTTGTTGTTCTCGGGACTTTCGCTTCTTCTGACCGAGTTGGCGAGCTTTGGTTCGCACCAGCCGGGTTTAACAGAGGTGGGTTGAGCAGAGGGTCTGCCGGCCTCACGGTAACCAATGTTACCGAGAAGCTGACTTCTGAGCAGAGAGACAAGCTTTATGAGGTCAATATTAACCCGATTGCTTCTTTCCCGAACGAGGGTATTGTAGTCTTCGGCCAGAAGACGATGGATGCCACGACTTCGGCACTTAATCGAATTAATGTCCGGAGATTGCTCATCTTCCTTAAGAAGGAGATCTCCAGACTGGCAAATACAGTGCTGTTTGACCAAAATGTTGCTGCAACATGGTCTCGATTTAAGGGCTTGGTCCTGCCATTGCTGGAAAGTGTCAAGGTTCGGTTCGGTCTTGAAGATTTCAGAATGGTGTTGGATGAAACCACGACCACGCCGGACTTAATCGACAGAAACATTATGTATGCAAAGATTTTCCTTAAGCCTGCTCGCGCCATTGAGTTTATCGCACTTGACTTCATTGTCACGGATAGCGGTGCTGCATTTGAGGATTAAAAATACAATTTTAGATTTAGTAACTAATTAGAGTAAAGGAGACAAGAGAACATGGCACAAGCACAATTTTGGGCAACACCCGGATTAGAACCTAAAAGAGCTTATAGGTGGCTTATGCGTTTTGCCAATAACGGTAGTGGCGATACAGCGAACATCGATGAGTGGTTTATAAAGAAGGTAACCAGACCTAGTTGGTCTTTGTCAGAGACCAAACATAATTTTCTGAATCATACCTTTTATTACCCTGGCCGGATAGAATATGATGAGTTAAATGTGACTTTGGTCGATACAATTACTCCAAACGGTGCTGTTAACATGCAAAATCTTTTGATCGCTTCTGGTTACATCCCCCCGGATGCAGCCGCGAATCGAGGTGCTAATTATGCAACTATCTCCAAGGACGGCTGGGGCACCGGCGGTGCAGGACTGGCAAATGTTGAGATTGTCCAGCTTAATGAAATGGGCGATGCATTAGAGACATGGCAGTTGAAAAATACTTGGATCAAGACTTGTAAACTCAGTGAGTTGAGTTATGAAGACGATGAATTAACAAATATCGAATTGACACTTAGATATGACTTTTTCAAAGTTGAGCAAAGCGATCTGGTCGCCCCGCGCCCCGCAACTTTAATTCGAGCGAAATAATAAATAAGAGGTGAAATGTGAGAAACAATCAAGACCGCCTAAGAGCGGTCACCGGGGGTGAAAGTCCCCCTGTCCAACAGCCGCAACAAGCGGAACCACAACCATTACAATTCGTAACCCCAACAGAGTTCGTTGAGCTTCCTTCAAGGGGGAAGTTTTATCCTGAAGGGCACCCTTTGCACAATGTTGAAGTAATAGAAATACGACACATGACAGCAAAGGATGAAGATATCCTTACGTCCAGTGCCTTGCTTAAAAAGGGATTGGCAATTGACAGGTTTCTTCAGAACATCATTGTTGATCGATCAGTAAAGATTTCTGATTTATTGGTGGGTGACAAGAATGCTGTTATCTTTGCTGCTAGAATTAGTGGTTATGGTCCGCACTATGAGGCTAGTATCAGTTGTCCTAGTTGTGCTTCCACGGTACGTTTTAGCTTCGACTTAGAAGAGTGTGAAGTAATGCCTAGCGATGTGTATAAGGATTACGATGTACAGTTAACAGACAAGGGAACTTTTATCATTCATGCTGATAGGACCAATCTTGATGTTGAGGTTCGACTGTTAACAGGCAAGGATGAAACCTTCCTGCTGCAACAGGCAGAAAGAAAAAGAAAGAAGAAGATGCCAGAAACCAACTTAACTGATCAGCTTCGTAAAATTATTGTATCTGTTGGTGGCAATACAGACCCTAACTATATTGAGTCTTTTATTGGGCATATGCCAGCAGCTGATTCCAGAAAGATACGAGGAATCTATCAGAAAATTGTACCTAATATCGATACGACACAGGACTTTGTGTGCTCTAGTTGTGGCCACGAAGGGGAGGTAAATGTGCCCTTTGGCGCAAACTTTTTTTGGCCTCAACAATGATTATATGGAGCAAGTTTATGAGCAATTCTTCTTGCTCAAACACCATGGGGGATGGAGCTTTATTGAAGCTTATAACCTCCCCGTTGGTTTAAGGAACTGGTTTATAAAGCGCTTAGCTAAACAGTTTGAGGACGAAAAAGAACAAGTCGAGAAAGCAAGAAAGAAAAGATAATTCTTTTTTAAACTATCATAAGAGGGGTCAGGACATATGTTCTGGCCCTTTTTTGTATAACTTTACTAATTACCGTTGGAGGATAATAACATGGATGATCTGACACCTATTGTCATTGATTTGGAAAAAGCAAAGGAAAAAGACTTAGATGAAAGTTTCCTAAGAATGTTTGGATGGGGCATCAAAAAGCTTCTAAAGGCAGTTTTGGGAGATGTATCGATACCAGTTAATCTCAAGGGAAACCCCTCTGATGTTAAGTCCTTCCTAGGAGCCCTTGGAGCAGAAAAAAGTTATGTTCGCAATATCAAAGATTTTGGATTAAATAATCCGCGAACTTATAAAAGCAAATCTGCACTTAATAGAGCCGTCACAGGGTTCGAAAGAAAGACCGGGATTAAGTGGCCTTTCAAATAGGAAAAAGCTATAAGTGGAAATCTTATTAACAGCATTAGCGATATTCGTTCTTACTCTTCTTGTTCCGGCACCTGCCCAGGAAACTGAGGAACAGCGCAGAATCCGTCGTGCCCGTGCGATTGAAAAAAGAGAGGATGCTCTGGAATTGGCTCGTATCGAGCGCGAAGCCGCCGAGCAAGAACTAGCCAGATCTGAAGAAGCAAAAGAATCGGCTCTCGAACTCGCGAGGGCGAAAAAGGATGAGCTTGATGCAGTCCTTGCGGTTAAACAAGCTGAAGCTGAGCTTGCAAAGGCTCGTGGCGAATACGGCCCACAACACATAAAAAATATTAAAGATGCTACGGACGAACTAGAAAAGCATGCAGAAGTCCTAGATAAAGTTACCAAAGCAGAGAAAGCAGTAGAGTCAGCTGCTAAGGGACTTGCCAATGAGCTTGGAGGGATGCTTGGAGTCTCTGAAGATCTGGGAGATTCTCTAACAGGAAGCTTTATATTAGCGGCTCAAAATGCCGGCAGCCTTAGTGAAATTTTTAAAGAAGTCGATGATGCGTTCGGCAAGGTCTTTAGCGCTTCGAATATTTTGGCTTCTGGCCTCGCAAAACTTCAAGAAATGACGATCGGTGTGGCTTTGGCACAAGATCAGGCTATTTCTGGATTTATAAAAGCCACAGGCACCAGTGGTGCTTACACAGAGGCGATCACAGACGCATATTTTAATACAAGAACACTTGGTGTTGAGATGAATGAAGCTGCAGAAGCCGCCATGTCTCTTTATACCGAGTTTGCTGTTTTCACATCGCTTGGAAACGATATGAAGCAGATGTTGATAGAAAATGTTGCCGAGATGCAAGAATTTGGCATTGCCACATCGGACTCTGCAGCCGCACTGAATACCATGGTAATGGCCTTCGGTATGACTGTCAGAGAAGCTGATAGTATGCAGATGGAGCTTATAAACACTGCAGAAGCTATGGGCATGCCCCCAGCACGAATGATGTCAGAATTGGCCAGAGTTGGCCCTGAATTGGCTGCGTGGGGTAGTAATGCAACAGAAGTCTTCGAGGGTCTTATGGAGGTTTCTCGACGCACCGGTATGGAAATGAGTAATCTGCTGGGCGTGGCAAACCAGTTTGACACATTCTATGGGGCAGCGGAGGCTGTTGGTCGCTTGAATTCATTATTAGGCGGCCCCTTTTTAAATGCTGTAGAATTAGTGAATATGGAACAAGATGAGATTATCCGCACTTTACATGGTGTAATGGACGCAGCCGGCCTTAGCTTTGAAGCACTGGGGCGACACCAAAGACAAGCCTTTGCCACAGCTGCCGGCTTTAGTAGTGTCGCAGATGCTGCCGCTGTCTTTGGTGAAAACTTTGAACGCAATTTAGTATTGGCAGAGCAAGAAGCTGCTGCTGAAAGAGATCGAGCAGCCAGGGCAGAACAAGCAAAAAGTGTTTATGAGTCACTAGCTATTGCAGCCCAAACATTTGCCATATCGATGGGGCCAGTTGTTGAAGTGCTAAAGGAAGTCCTGATAGGTTTTGCCAGATTTGTTGATTTTTTCACAGGCTTGCCCATCGTTGGTGATCTTACATTATTTGCAATTGGACTCGCTTCGGTAGCCGGCGGCATCATGATTCTTAAAGCCAGCATAGGTGGCTTGTTCGCTCCGTTGATAGCAATGGGGGCTTTTCTTAAAGCTAGTGTGCTCAGCATAAGAGAAAAGGGTTTTGCGGCAACCGTGGCTGCGAACTCCAATAGGGTTCTGGGCCAAACGGCCACAATCGCAGCAACCCAATTGAACGTTGAGACACAAGCAGTAAATACGCAAACGGCTGCTTTTGCCCGGCTCGGCCAACAAATTGATTTGCTGAATGTAAAACAGAAAGGCATCACCACGATGGGCCCGACCTCTTCTTTGCAGGGAGCGACCACCGCCACGCTCGGGTTCGGGGGGGCACTGAGGGGAGTCCTAGGCGTCGTAACAAGGTTTATTGCGCCACTTGCAATAGCTTTTACACTTTTCGAGGGAATAAGATTCCTCATGGGAAGAGGGGCCGACGATACAAACACAGTCGGCGGTTCAGCCCGTTTGGCTGCCCAGGGGATGAGGGAATATGATCAAGCCACAAGAGATGCGACCAGATCATCTCAACGGATGGTTGGTACATTCGCCGGATTACAAGATGGTTTCAGGGTCACTGCCACACAAGTTAACGAGACAAGAAAAATGACAGTGGCAACAACAGCCATCGTCGCTGATAGCACCGACATTTTGAGAAATAGTAAAGCCGCTTTAGAACTAGTTAGGACTGAAGATGCATCTATAGTTAGAACACTTGAGGGCCTTCAAAGAATCATGCTTAGGGGGAACGAGATACAAGAGAGAGGCAATCAAGGAGATCTCATTCTTAAGGTGAATGATAGAGAGCTTGCTCGCCATACAAAGGGTGTCATGAATAAAGCGTTGCGATTGCAAAGGGAGGCTATATAATGAGTTTTAGACACGGAGACGCCTCAGACAGTTATGCTAATAGCTATAACCATATCATTGTGTTCACACACATCGCAACTGGCTTGACTAGTCGTTTTAAAGCTTTTGTCACGAGTTTTAGCGATCAATATCAAAGCAGGTGGAATGATGTAGATGTGTTTGGAAGGATGGATCCAATTACAACTTTTCAAGGAACAAAAAGAGAAATTAATTTTAGTTTTGATGTTGTTGCTAATTCAAGTAGAGAAGCTCTGAGAAACCTGGAACACAGTAGAAGGTTGATACAAAGTCTTTATCCAGTTTATGATGATATCGGCGGTGCAGGTAGGGCTTTTTCTGCTACATCTATTCAAGCTCCCCCTTTGTTGAAATTGAAGTTTTCTAATTTGATTACAAATCATGATGGACAAGGTTTGGTGGGCAAATTAGATGGTATTAATTATGTGCCTGATTTTGAGCCCGGTGTTTTTGAGAGAAATGGCAGGATTTTACCAAAAGTTAACAAGTTTGACTGCACTTTTACCGTGCTGCACACTGTAGCGCTAGGTTTCAATTCACAGGGTGCATATCGAGGACGAAGTGGGCAAAAATATCCATATTACATGAGTACTGGCGGCGAGGCCAACCCGGGCCCAGATCCAAGTAATCAAGAGACTGAGGGAGCAGAGGAAACCACAGCAGAACAAGGCACTCCCGCTGAAGAAACCGCAGAAGGTCAGGAGACGACTGCAGAAGGAGAAACATACCCAACTGACGGCACTGCAGCTGACGAGGTTACTGCTGCAGAGGAGGACAGGGATGCCGAGATTGTTCTCACTACCGGCGCTGGAGTTCCAATCACAGACGCCGGACTAGGAGACCTTTCCCCACCAGGCACTACTGATTACCCGGAGTCCCCAGAGTAAAAGATTATGATGAACAGATACACATATAGAAGATTATTTCGCAATAAATTGAAAAGATATCAAGAGCAACTTAAGGCGAGAAATATAAATCATATTTCTCACTATAGCACGCCAAATATGACTTATCCAAGTTCTAACGAATTAAAGAATCTTACTTTGATAAGACATATTTGGAAACAAGGTGATCGATATTATAAGTTGGCTTATAGATATTACGGAGACAAGAACCTTTGGTGGTTAATTGCCTGGTACAATAAGGCCCCAACTGAAAGTCATTTAAGATTTGGACGAAAAATAAGCATACCTATGCCTTTGGTCTCTGCTTTATCGTACATGAAAGAAAGAGTGGATTGAAAGATGGTTTTGATGTTAGCAATAACAACAGTTGCAGCATTGATGCTTTTGCCTGGTTTCGCCTCTCAAGACGAGGCTGGCACTCCCGCTGCGGGTGCTGATTACATTGCTGCGCGGGAAGCGGAGGAGCAACGACGCCGCGAGGAGGACGAACGCTTTGCCGCTGCTCGCCTCCGCCAGCAAGCTGCCCGGGAAGCCAATCAAAATGAGGCACCAGCCGAAACTGAGCCAGCTGATGATGCGCCCGACACACCCGCAACTGCCGGCGAGGGTGAGCCCCCCGCTCAAGTCGACGGTTCAGTTGATCAACTAAGTGAAGGGGCTGGTGGTGCTGCCGGGTTATCAGGTGAAGAAGGTCCACGCCCAGCAGCCGATGAAATTCGATTTCAAAAACAATGTTTTTTGTCGACAAACTTATTGAGAGTAAGAGAAAAGATTTCAGCATTGCAAGGTGTTACTGCTCGGGGCCGAGGCCAACAACAATGGTCTGTAACTTATCCGAGACGACATTATACTATTCGGAATGGCAGTGCAGCAGATATAACGTCTATGTTTACCAGTCGTCCTGGAATAGCTACGCTTTTAAATGAGGGCCCGGCCTTTTTATCATTTCTTATGCCTCATATCAGGTTTTATAAGGTTTTTCGCGATGGCACTGAAACAGAATTCCTTTTTGATGACCACATTAACCAAGAGGACGTTGAGATGCTTACTCAAAGCCATCGTGGCCGCCCCGGAGGCGTTGGTTTGGAAAGTTTTGAGTGGAATTTTCAAGGGGTGAACCCTGCTGAAGTCGAAAATAATATTATGGCAAAAATACAACTGCGATTTAATAATATGAGAGATTTTGATAGACCTCGAAAATCCACCACTACAGTTGGAGGCGGCCCATACCGGTTTAGTGATCTTGTTCTTCCGGAGCCGATGCGTAATCGCGGCGAGTCAGAAGAATATAATCCCCTGCATTTTAGAATAAAAGTGGTGGTGGGCTGGGCTCTCATGCCATCGATTACTCAAGAATATGATCCTGAAACTGGGGAACGTGTCGACGCAAGCAGTTATGTAGTTGCTGACGCTGTTGAAGATTTACTTCGAAATCGAGAGAGCTATGAAGTTATTAAGGACTTAATTGATCAAAATAAAAAAGTGATGTATCTTAATTTGATCAGTCATGAAATTGATTTTGATGAAACAGGTTCCATATCTTTGACCGCTGAATATCAAGCATATGTCGAGGGTATTTTTTCTTCTTTGCAATCAGATATTATAAACCTTTCACAAGCCGGTATTACAAATAACGCTCAGAGGAGTTTAGAAGAGGTGGAGGGTGATTTAAGGCAAATCCGTGCGTCTCGCTCAAATGGAAGTGATTGTGCAGTTACTTATGATGGGCAAGTTGTTTCCGATGAAGACTCTTTGGAAGAAATTCAAGAAAACGCAGTGCAAGCACGACAAAATCTAGCTGCAGCTTTTGGCCTTCTCCGAAGAAGAGATAAGTTGGTGGCCTATCAAAGTATTTTAAGTCGTTTGACGGATGGCAATAAAATATATGTTGCATCTGTTCCAATGGAAAACATTTGGGGCGAAGAAGCAGATGATCTACAAGGGTTTCTTGAAGCTTTGTCTCCTACAAATCCAGATCCGGATGCAACCGGTTTGCGGCAAGCCATAGCAGCCCAAC